CCGGAACAGGCACTTCTGATGACATTCCAGCAAACCTCTCTAACGGCGAGTATGTGCTACGTGCTGACGCCGTAAGGAAGATTGGCGTATCTAACCTCAACGCTATGAACCAAGGTAGAATGGCTAACTTCTCTAGTGGCGGACTGGTTGGTGGTAGCGGTGGCGGTACATCTGTGGGAATGAACGTGCAAGTTATCAATAACAACGGTTCTAATATACGCACAGAAGAAGGTGTGGATGAGAACGGACAGCCTAATTTAAGGGTATTGATTGACGATATTGTTAATGAAGGATTGAATAGAGGACGGTACGACAGAAGTATGACTAATTCATTTGGTGTAAGACGTAGCGGGAGGAGAGTATAATGGCGGATTGGCCTAGTGAACTTCCACAGACTCCTTTGCTATCAGGGTATAGTGGTGTTCCTCAAGATAGCGTTCTACGGACAGAGATGGACGGGTATACTAAACAGCGTAATAGATACACAGCAGTAATCTTTGATGTGAAAGAGTCGTATTATATGACAAACGATCAATACACTGTATTCAAGCAATTCTACCATAACATCTTGGGCAATGGTGCCCTTGAATTTAGTAAGGTTGATCCAGAAACAGGGAATACAGGTCTATATAGATTCTCTGCGCCGTATGATCCTCAAAAGACAGGTTTGGATTGGGTTGTTAACTGTACATTACAGAGGTTGCCATAATGCCGAGTTCGGATAGGTTTCTAAGAGAAATAACTAATACTTCTTCTGCGATTCCCGTATTAGATTTGATGGAAGTTAATATAGATGGAACCCTATACTACTATGTGAATAATACAGAGTCAGTAACCTCAACAGTTAGTGGAAGCACACAGTCTTACCAGAGTGCAGCTTTCAAACTTGAGTTGCCCCCTGCTACAGAAGAGGGTTCCCCGACAGCAGCCCTAATGTTTGATGCTGGTGATATTACTATCATTCGTAGGATTAGATCAGCGAATGACAGGATTTATATCAGGATGTGGACGGTTCTGGTAGATCAACCTAATGTAGTTGAGTATGGCCCAACTGAGTATGAGTCCACAAGTTTTGATATATCTGGTTCTTCCGTAAATATAACACTTGAAGCAGAACCCATACTTGATGTACAGATTCCGGGTTTACGGTATACACCAAATATATTTCCGGGGTTGTGGGAAAGTGAAAACCGTTGATTCTTTTATATCGACAATTATAGATGTCCCTTACGTATTAGGCGGAAGGGACTATAACGGTATGGATTGTTGGGGGCTTGTTGTATTAGCATACGCTTATTTTTATAACATAGACATACCAGAATATCGGGAAACAGCATTTCAGTATAATCGTGGTGGGCTCACCGCAAAAGATATACAAGACCACATTAATACTACAGCACCATTCTTTGAAGTGGAAACACCAGAGTTTGGGGATTTTGTCTTAATAAATATATACGGAAATCCTGTACACATAGGTTTCATGGTAGATGAATCCAATATGCTACATATTTCTGAAAAGTCTGGTTTAAGTTGCGTTAACATAAGGGGTAAGAAGTGGATAAACAGGATACAGGGTTTTTACAGGTACAACAAGACAGGCTGATTGTTGCTGTATCAAAATCCCCGGTAACTTCTATAATTGTCGAAGAGTTTGATGTAGGGTTTACTTACAGAGAACTGTTTAACAAGTTTACTGGTCTTGGTGAAGCACACACTAAGATTTTTCAAGATCAGGAAGAAGTATTCGATTGGGATACTGTAGCCACTTCTGGAAACATTGCCATTGTCCAGATTCCTGCATGGGAAGGCGCTGTAGTTGCTGCTATTGTATCTGCTATTGTAGGTGCTGCTATTGGGTATCTGTTGTACGAAGAACCTGAAGTAACTTCTGAAGGCGAGAAACAGAGACGAGTACAGGGCGATAAGAATGCCAACAAGGGCTATGAACCCCTGCCCTATATCTTAGGTAAACGAAAGATTGTCCCTGCTTATGCTTCTATACCATATACTGAATGGGTTGGTCAACAGCAGTATTATTACATGCTCCTCCACTTGGGTTATGGGCCACTTAAAATAGAGCAAGTCAAAATTGGTGAAGTTGACATTTCAAACTTCGACAGTGATACAGAAGTAGCATGGGTTGACTGGTATCAGAATAAAGATATTAATAAGATTAAAAATATATGGTCTAAGTCTGTGGTTCAAACCACTCTTAACGAAGAACTACCTAGAATTAACAACTTTTTGACCAGCAATATACCAGTCGGGCGAGGTAATATCAAAGTTGTATATAACTACCCACAGGGTTTGCGTTGGCAGGCAGGACGCGGGCCAGTTACTACGTCTAGTAGTATTCAATTTCAGTATATGGGCAGTGATGGTCAGTGGTATACACCGTGTTACTACTCTAACTATAATGGAGTAAAAACCTTCGCACCATACAGCAGACTAATTAAAGGTGCCGATGGTTACGGGTGGATCGTTGCTGGAAATAAGCACCCTAGAGATTACAACCTGAACTTCTCAAGCCTAGGATTTTTCAGTGGCTACGAACTAGACCCTAGTATATTTAACAATATCCCAGACAGTGATGTTGTATATGACAACGGAAACGGTTTTGCTATTGTCAGAGGTAATCATAGGCTTGCATCTGTTTCACATGTTGAAAATACTGGCTCACAGTTTACAAGAACTTTTGAGTTTAACCCAGAATTAGCAGGCTCACCGTATTCCAATAAACCTATCGCTTTCCGTGCTAGAAACCTACAGCCTGAGAATACATCTGAAAAGCCTATTCTGGACAGAGTAGATATATACACTGTTACACGGTCAGCACCCGTATCAAATACAGACTTCAATAGTTTGATTGGATTACCGAAAAGCGGAGATAATGAAAACGTAAGACAGTGTATATTAGCACTGAAGATTCGTGCTTCTGAACAGTTGACTGGTACAGTAGATGATTTGAACGTTGTCGCTACAAGTGTTGTACCCTCTGATTTTAATAAGGATTGGCGGTATTGGTACACGGATTCGTCACAAAGAACAAACCTAAAACCGTCCAATAACCCTGCTGATATGTACAAGTGGGTTCTACAGGGGCCAATGAACCCAAGTCGTGTTAGTTTGGATAGGATAGATGTTCCAACATTATCTACTTGGAGAAACAGATGTAACTCTGATGGGTGGCAGACATCTGCCCTTATGAACGAAGCATCTACTCTAAAAGATGTACTGAGTAACATTGCCAAGACTGGTAGGGCGCAGTATTCGTTCAGGGAGAAGTTTTCAGTAGTAGAGAATATCAAACGTACTACACCAGTTCAGATATTTACGCAGAAGAATAGCTGGGGATTTAGTTCTCGTAGAGATTTTCCACCTAAGTCCGATGGTGTGACAATTGAGTTTCAGAATGAGAATGAAGACTTTGAAGTAGATGAATGGACTTATTACCATCCAGAGATACCTGAAAATCTCCGTGTAGGTGAAACAGACCATATCGAAATGTGGGGAGTAGCTAAACCTACTCTGATTCAAAAACATGCTAGATTTGCGTTCCTTGAAAAATTACTACGCAGAGAAGTTTATCAGATTTCTGTGGATATAGAAGGATTGGCGTGTGAACGCGGCAGTCTTGTGCGTATATCAAATGACATCATTGATGTTGGTATAGGTAGTGGTTACATAAAATCTACATCAGGAAACTCATTTGTACTAGATGAGACTATTGGGTTAGTTGTTGGTCAGACTTACGGAGTTTCTGTACGTTCAATAAGTTCAGGTATTAATATCAACACCTTTGCTGCGGAGTACGTTGGAGGGGGAGAGTTTGTAGCGCCTTCTTGGAATGGTTCGTTAGAGGTGGGACAGCTTGTATCCTACGGGGAACTCGGTAATGAAACATTAGATTGTATTGTACAAGAGATACAATATAATGCGAATTACGAGGCTACGCTAACCTTAGTAAATGCCGCAAACGAAATCTACGATTACGACGGTGGATACCTACCTCCCTACACCACTGCTGTAACACCTAGACCTGAGAAGTATCCTCCTGCTGCACCGACAGTATTTGCTAGTGCTGGTGAATCTAAATACGACTCGCCTACCATCAAAGTAACTGTGTCTACACCACAAGGGCAGCTTGGAGATGTAATAGGTTACAGACTTCAATATAGAGTTGAAGACGAATACTGGATACCTTTTACTGGTGAGGACTCTGAGACAAATGAAGATTGGCCGATTGAAACACCTGAAGACGCAAATGTGTGGAGAGATGCTGGGTATGTGTCCGCTTCAGACGGTGTTTTCCATGTACCTGTTAGTGATGGTATAGGTGTTAAGTATTTCTTTAGAGCCAAGGCTTACGGGAGCGGTAATCTAACGTCAGCTTGGTCTGATGTAGTTGAATCTGTAATATCAGACGCGCCAGCACCAGATGTGCTTGGCTTCACCATAGAAGAGGAAGTAAATAAACCTAAAACACCCGACTCTATGTACTCAACACTTACAATTACTGTTGAGGCACCGGAAACTGGTATTTATAGAAGTGCTATTGTAGAGTACAGAACACCCGATCAAGACCCATTTGATCCAAACCATCCTTGGTACAGGATAGCCGAGGTTGGGTGGGAGAACGATAACTCTGCATCTGTACAAGTGTTCTCTGACGGTCGCCAATATGAAATTAGAGTCCGGTCTGTTTCTGTCTACGGTGTCGCTAACAGGACAGGTTTAAGTAAGGTATTCACCACAACAAATACTTCTGATCCTGAATATACAGAAGACAACCCATTTGAAGAACTGCCAGCACCAAATGTACGCGGCTTAGAACTGTTTGACCAAGGTAACGACACAGAGTTTACTGGTCGTGATGCTAAGTTTACATGGCGTAAATCCACTCTTAATGATTGGGTTGACTTGGGCTATGAAGGACTTAAAGGTGCCTCTAACG